CTCCGCGTGGAGGGCCGGATAATCTTTCGGCTTGTCGGCCCCTATATGGATCAGGCACGGGTCTCGCCAGTAGCAGCGCCGGATCCCGATGGCCTCGAGCCGGCTGTTAAATGCAAAGTCGCCTTGTCCGGTCCGGCCGTAGTTCGGAAAATAGCCGACCTGTCGGCAGATCTCCCGGTCGATGATGGCTCCGGCGACCTGGGACGTCTTGGCCGGCCGGCATTCGATCCCGTTGATGGTGTCCCATTCGGTGATGCGCTGGTGTTCCATCTGGCAGGCGCAGAAGGTCCACTCGATTTCTGGGTAATGGCTGTTCAGGGCCAGGTAGTTGGCCCGGATCCGGTCGCTGTAGCCGGCCGGGTAGAGCAGGTCGTCGGCCGTCACGAGGAATTCGTTGTCGGTTCCGAAGGCCTTGATCCCCTCCGTCTTGAGGAAATCGGCCCCGGGGTTGTGGCGAAACAGCAGCCATCCGTCGGCGCTTTGCTTGATCCACTCGACCGTTTCTGGGTCGCTTCCTCCGTCGATGATATAAAGCTCTATCGGGTCCTGGCGGAGGCTCTCGACGGTCCGGCGCATATAGGCTAATCTTCGGTAGCTGGTCAAAATGACTTGCATCATGGCCTCGGAATCAAAACGTAAAAGCTCCGGCCTGGGGCGTGTTCTGGCAGCCATTTCAGGACGAAGTGGTTCGTTCCCAGGATGGCGACCAGGTCCTCCTCGCATGGCCAGAAAGATTCCCTGTTCCCGCAGCTGGACGTCAGCTGGTTTCCCTCGTGGTAGATCGATCCGGCGTAGGCTTTGGTCCCGATCGTCTTGACAGCCGTCTTGGTCCCGTAGTGGGTGTCGACGATGGCCGGCTGGCCGTGAAAGCGTTCGACGAGCCGGATCTGATCCTCTAGCTCGAGGTGGTACAAAAGGCCCAGGCAAAGGATGAGGTCGTATCGGTCCAGATCGGCGTCCTGCACTTTGGCCTGGTGGACGAAGGCCCGCAGGTCCGGCGGCACTCGGTCGATCCTGGCGTCAATCCCGGTTGCGTCGTAGCCGAGGTCTCGGGCGGCCTGCAAAAATAAGCAGTGGCCGCATCCGAGGTCTACCACCTTGGCCTTGGCCGGCAGCCGGGGCGCCAATTCTCCCATGATGGCCCGGAAAATGTACAGCCGGTCCGTCAGGCTTCGGCTTATGGGTGTTTCGACGTATGCTTGCATGCGACTCCTACCATGTTTTGTCCTGCGCGGGCCGGCCAGACGCGGGCGTCGCCGTGGCGGGCCAGCATGGCCAGCAGGTCGTCCTCCTCAAAGGCCCAGAGGTGTTCGGGGCTTCTGATCTTCCACTGGTGCGGCGTCGATACCACGACGGCCCGGCGGGCCATCCCGGCCAGGTTGGTCAGAACGGCCTCCGGATCCTCCATGTGTTCCAGCAGTTCGTTTGCCACGACCGCGTCGGCGATCGGCAGGCCTTCGTAAGGGGCCCGGGCGTCGTGGACGAACAGGCGCTCGAATTGGAAGCCGAGGTCGGTCCGGGCTCGCAGGCGGTTGATCGCTACTGCCGAGATGTCGCAGCCGTAAAAGGTCAGGCCTGGCACCAGGCGGGCTATCCCGCTGGCAATAATGGCGCTCCCGACTCCGACGTCCAGGACGGTCTCGCCTGGCCTCAGTTGGGCGGCCGTCAGGCCGATTATGTCGCCGGCGTTCCAGAGGTGATCTCCGGCCCGGTATCGCTCATCCCAATATTCCGCCGTGTTGATGTTCTGGTCGCGCATCCGCTTCATAGGTTGTGTTTCCGCTTGATGGCCTCGCGGGCTTCCGCTATCGGGATGGAGGCGTGGGTGATTCCATTGTGCCGCAGCCGGGTCTCGAATATCACTTCGCCGCAATAGGCGCCGGCCTTCCCGGAGGCCAGCATGGTCAGCCAGAGGTCCCAATCCTGGTACCGCTTGAGGGTCTCGTCGAAGCCGGGGAAGTCCTTTGCTCGAATGACCGTCATGGTCGAGATGTAATTCGAATAGCGCAGCCGGTCCGGGTCAAATGGGCAGGCCCCGATCGTGTAAAGCCGGCCTGGCTGTTTCCAGTCGCAGATGTAGGCACCGTAGCTGTAGGCGGCGGCCGGTTCGCGGTCGAGGGTCTCGATCATGGCCTGGATTCCTCGCGGCATCCACGTTATGTCGTCGTCCGAAAATAGGACGAGTTCCGTCTTGGCCAGTGCGAAGCCGGCGTTCCGGGCCCAGGCGGCTCCGCGGCGATCCTGGTCCCAGATCGTTATCTCCTCGAAGTCCCGGTAGTTCTGTTCCTGCAGGGTCCGGATCGTGACGTTGGTTTGGCGCCACTGAGGGGTCGGCTGTTCCCGGGTCGGAATCACGACCGTTAGGCGTGGCATGTCGCTGTCCTCTCATCCTCGTTGGCCCAGAATCGTTCCGGAAGTTTGGCTTTGTCGACCAGTTGTTTGATGTTGTATTTGGGGCTCGTGTGGCGGTCGTGCAGCCGCGCTACCATGTAGTGGTCCTGGTGGCTGCAGGCCACTTGGTTGGCCGCGGCGGCCGGATAAATGACGGCGTTGTCGGAGGCCTTCTGTTTCGAGGGAAATGGGTGTTGCTCCCACCAATCTTTCCGGAACATCATCGTCGTCCCGCAGATATAGCCGGTGATCTGGGATCGGTATATTTTCGCCTGGAGGTTGACGATGTCCCAGAAGTAGAGGGTCCCGAATCCCGTTACGGGTTTGCGGCTTCCTTCCAGGATGCTGATCTGAAACGCGATCCGTTCTGGGTCGCTCCAATCGTCATCGTCGAAGTGGCACAGAATCTCGCCGGCCGCGAGGGCGCAGGCCCGGTTTCGTTTGTCGCCGGTGATGAGTTTCTTTGGGGCTCGGCTGTAGCGGATCCGGTCGTCCTGGGGCAGCAGATTTTCAATCGACGGCCCGTCGTCCAGGACGATAAGCTCTTTTGGTTCCCACGTTTGGGCCAGAAAACTCGAAACGGCGGCCCGGATGAAGTCGGGTCGATTGTAAGTTGGCATCAGGCAGCTGACGAGCGGTTTCCATGGCATCAATATTTTCTCCCGTCGGGCGCCAATTGGGTTAGGTCCCGGCCGTCCCGTCCTGGGGGGCCTTGCGGCCCGCGTTCGCCTGGCTTGCCATCTTTGCCTCGACGGCCTTCCTTGACGATCAGTTTCCAGTCGCCATTGTCTCCTGGTGTCGTGCCGGCGCCGGTCGTTTGGCGGTGCCAGATGGATCCTCCCCACGTGACGGTGTCGCCTAGTTCGTATTGGCGCTCCGGCTGGTAGATTCCGCGGTAAATCATTACCGGAATTGAAAATATGGATTCGGCGGCGGTTCCTCCCGTCAGGCGGGCCGTCAGGGTGAAGGATCGGCCGTCCGTTCCCTGGCTGAATTCCAGCTGGCTTATCCCGGCCAGGACGACCTCCCATCCGGAGGCCGCAAGGTCGGGCCCCGGTATCGTGTCCCGGAACGAGCGGATGATTCCTCCGTCGTGGCGGGCGAATGTGCCGCGGGGATAGGATTTAGCCAGATCGATGGCCGGCAGGATGTCGACCTGCAGGGCGTCCCGTCCGGGGCTGCCGGGCTCGCCTCGTTCACCTTTTTCGCCTCGTTCGCCGGCCGGCCCGGCCACAAAATCTCCCTTCTGGCCCGGTTCGCCTCGAGGGCCCGGTGCACCAGGCTCGCCGGCTGGTCCCGGGTCGCCTTTTGGTCCTGCAGGTCCCTGGATTGGGTCGGCCTGTGGGCCGGCCGGCCCCTCCGGGCCCGGATCGCCTTTGGGTCCTGGTTCTCCCCTGTCGCCTTTGGGTCCGATTGATCCTGGGGCTCCTGGCGGGCCGGCCTCCCCTTTTTCCCCTGGCAGGCCTTGAGGGCCCGGGTTACCTGGAGGTCCGGGCTCTCCTTGCGGCCCCGGATCGCCTGGCAGGCCGGCGACCGTGATGGTCGTCGTGATGCCGGGCTCGCCTTGTGGGCCCGGAGGGCCTGGGGGTCCCTGTGGGCCCGGTTCGCCTTGAGGGCCTTTGACCAGAATGGGGGCGTCGATCTTCTGTTCGAGGAATTCGATTCGGCCCACGATTGGTTGGTTGGCGATCTCGAGGTGTTGTTTGATGGCGGATCCGATGGCGCCGAACAGGGCCTTGCGTTCCCTTGGCTGTATCATGTCTCTAGCTCCCTCAGCAGAGCGGCTGTGTAGATGGCTTCCATGTCGGCTTCCTCGGCTTCGTCCTCTGGCGGTTCGGCCTCACCGTCGTCCGGGGGCGCCGGCTGTTCGGGTTTGGCCGTTGTGGCTTTCCCGAATGGATCATCAGACGCATCCCGTTTGGCGAGGGCGGCCAGGCTGTAGTTCTGTTGCTGCAGGTATGGCGTTGATCCGCCGTCGACTGGTCTGAAGTTGGCTTTGAATCGGGCTTCATCGGGCGACATCCATCCTCCGCCGACCGCTTTCGTGTTCGTGTCGTAGAGGGCGTTGGTGTCCATCCGCATCAAATTGTCCAGGTCGAGTTCGGTTCCCATATTGGTGGGAAGGCCGAGGCCTTCGTCAAGCGAAAGCTCGAGGCATTCGATCAGGGTCTGGAGGCAGTCGGTGTAGTAGGTGGTGATCAGGGCCTCGGTGTTGCCGGCGTAAGGGGGCAAATCTCCGCCGAGTTTGAACATCGGGTAATGGAAGGCGCGAGCAATATCGGCCACGCTGAGTTCGAATTGTTCGGCCAGCTGGCTGTTCTCAGCGGTCATCTGCATCGATTTAAACTCGAGCCCATCGCCGGCTACCATGACGCGTCCGATGTTGGCTCCTCCGTATCGCTTTTCAAAGTCGGCCTTCAGCCGCTTGGCCGTGTCGTCCTCGATGTGGCCGGGCGCCGTCAGGATTCCTCCCGGCAGGGCCTTATTGGCAAAGAAGGTCTCGGAGGAGGTCGAGATCCGGTTGCCAAGGGAGGCCGCCATCGCGCAGGCGTAGAGTGGCGGTACGCCGACGAGGGGGTGCCAAATGGGCGGCATAAGGTCGTGAATAATTTCGCTCGCTGGCACGACCAGGTTTGTCTCGTCGATCTGCGCCAGCTGGTCCTGGCCGAGCCGGTAATAGACGGCGCCGTCCGAGGTCACAAGGGGCGTAACGCGCAGCGGGTCCAGAACGTGCATTCGGCTCACGATCCCGCGGGCGTCCCGTTCCTTCAGGATGTAGGCGTTTCCCTGGAGCAGCTTGGATAGAATCCAATTCTCCACAAACTTGATCCTGGTCTGGTATGGGTTGGGCTTTCGTAGGACGGGCAGCCACGGCTGGTTGGCCGTGATCTCCTCCCAGATCCCATCGACGTTCCGCGTTAGTTTGATCCGCAGTTTTCCTATGTCGGTGGCGATCCCGGTCACGCTGGCATAAACGGCGGAATTGCGGAGCAGGTTCTCGGCCGGGTCGAGGCTTTGGCCGCGTTGCCAGGCGCCGGTGTATGGTTCCTGTACCGACCAGGGGAATTTGGGCGCGATCGCCATGGCGAAATTGAAGGCCTTGGCAAATCGCCGGACCCGGGTAAGGATTCCCATTTAGTCTCCTTCGGCTTCGAGATCTCGCCTCTTGTATTTCCTCTTGGGTTTTTTCTCCTCGTCGGCTTCGGCCTGGGGTTCCGGTTGGGCGTCCGGCAGCGGATCCACTCCGACTTCGCGGTATGGGTCAAGGGCCCACGGGTCAAGTGGGGGGGCCGGCTGGTAGCTGTAGGTGTCGATCGGTGGCTGCGGCGTCGGGATAACGGCCGGCGGCTCCGGCTGGCTTTTGGGTGGCTCTGGCTTCTGTTTTACTGGTGCCGGCTTGGGAGGCGGCGGTGTCGCGGGCGGCAGTTCCGGTAGGACCCGAACGAGTCGCATTCGCTCCAATAGGTCAACGTCCTTATCGCTGGCCTGATAAATTTGGCCTAAGCGCCGGTTCCTTCGGGCGTAGATATGTTGCTTCAGGACCTCGACGTTTTTCATGCGGTCTTACCTCCGGTTAAGTGGAAACGGGGCCCCGGTTGGGGCCCCGCTGTGATGGAGGAGTTGCTACGGGCTGGCGGTTCCGCCGTAGTCGCAGCCGGTGATGTAATAGACGGCCGCATCCCGGCGCCGTTTCCAGTTGATGGTCCGTTCGGCCCGGAGGGCGATTCGGTTGGTCTGCCAGAGGCTGATCGTTGTCGTGACGGCCGGGGATGTCCCGTCGTCCATAACGATCGAGGCCTCGCGGCTCGCATCCAGCGTTACCTCTCCGTCGTCGGCCAGCATGATCTCCGCTGGCTTCAAGAAGACGAGATCGCCGGATCGGACCGAATTGCTGGTCACGACGTTGTATCCCTCGAGCGTTCCGCCGTCGGCCGTGATGTCGGGGAATTCCCTCTGGCCGAGGGCGTTCCGCATCAGGCTCAGGGCCACGGCCAGGTATGGCTGCATGACGAAAGAGCAGCCGTTGGGCGGAATGTTGGCGGCCAGCATCTGGAGGAGGGCCAGTTTCCAATCGTCCCTGAAGTCCTCCGCGTCCACTCCGGTCGCGGCCGCATGGCCGGCGCCGTTCGTGATCGAGGCGGGCGAGACGTTCCCGTTTACCACAACGCTCGGGTTGATGAACTGTTCATCCAGAAATTGGACGATGGCGGCAGCCAGGTCCTGGCGGATGATGGCTTCGGCCGATGGGTTGCTGAATCGGACCAGTTCGTCCGTCAGGACGCAGATCCCGGCGGCCTTTGCAAATCGCAGTTGCGCCGTGTCGAACGT